TGATATGTGTTTATATGTAAAAGCAGACGCAGTAGCTCATGTAGCTAAGAAAGATATAGTAGTCTATAAAATAGTAAGGAGGAGGAAAGATAATATTAGCTGTCTGTGGAAAATTATATTTTATGTCATATGCTAATAATTTCCATAAATCATCTTCAATATCACAACTTTTATCAGAAATAATAGAAGCTGGCTATAAACTCAAATCCGAAACCGTAGAGCCTACCGTAGAAGTACCTGAGATAACAATAGAAGAAGCTGAAAAAAGATTAAGCGGAATATTAGGTTACGAAATAAAAATTAAAAAATAATTATTAGCTTGATGTGGATTGAAACCCTATTCAAGCACCGCCTTTCTGATAGTAACCTTTGGTTGGGTGAAATTCAGATAAGTTTGCTAGTTATAAACTTAAAACTAGAGATGCGTTTTTGGTTGTCATATGATATTCATATGGGATATGGTGGGTGTGTCCCACACAAAAATAGCTATACATTGCAGACCATGTACCCGCTACACATTGAAAGAATGGGGGTAAATGCAAGGAAAGCTTGGTTAGTGTATAATGAAGCATATATAATAATTAAACGGTGGAGTGAAGACGAATACTTAGTAGTCATCATGTAGAAGCTGTAAGATTATAACCAGATGTATGTAGCACAGATTTATTGTGGGAGGCAAATGTAAGTCCTCCCACAATTTATTGTTAAACAATTTAAAACTTTTAATCATATGAACACATTAGCAATAGTAATGGCATGTATAAGCATAGCATTGTTTTCTATAGGAATATCCTCACTCATTAAATCATACAAGAATGATGCTTTAGGATTCGAGTATATTACAATCACTGTAGGAGCTATAGGCTTCTTTCTATGCCTCGTTCTATGACTACTCCCACACAAAATAAGTATTGTTTTAAATCATTAACTCAAAATCAAATTAATCAGTTAATTGGTGGGAAGCATTGGAGTGAAAAGAAACAGCACTTAATAAAACTTGCTAAAAACTTTGGGATAGTCATTGAAACTGATGAGCAATTACAATATCTTATTGAAGTTCATTGTCCTAATGAAGAAGTTAGAATTAAAAAGCAATTCTTTATTGATAGTCAAACTGGTAAAATAATAACTGAATAATTGTATAAGCAAGTAATAAATCTGGGAAAATCAGATGGAGGTTGAGCTAAAAACTCACTAGAATACAAAAGTCCATTGTCGTAACTATTACTATATGGAATAGAATATCTCTTATTACTTGCTTCTTTAAGTTACTAAACAATAAATTAAACTAATCATGGAAATAAAACCAACATATTGTAGTTTTGATAATGCAAAGCTATTAAAAGAAAAAGGATTTAATATAGATAATATATCTGCATATTATCAGTCATCAAAATTATGCATTGATAAAGATTATCTTAAAAGAGCACCCAATGGAGAAATTGTTTCATTGGATTGGAATAAGTTTAGTGATAAATATTCTGCTCCTGAACAATGGATGGTAGTAGAATGACTACGTGTAAAACATGGTATTTGGATTTATGCAAGACCTGTAATTAAAGATGATGGCGAATGGGCATTTGTAGCATACGTAAAATTAATGAATAAGTTCAAAGCTAAAGAACATACAATTAAACTTTGCACACAGCCACAAGATGCTTATGAGGCAGCAATCACATATTGTTTAACTAATCTTATTTAACATGAAAACAACAGCTAACATACATTTACTATCTACTAACACAGATAGTCATATTTTCAAAAATACTAAACGTAATACTTTAGGGTGGGTTACTGGTGCAGTTCTTGAAGATTTGAAACAATTTCCTAATCAAACAGGAACACAAAATCAACATCTCTATTTTACTCTACCACAATCTGACTTAGAAATAAGTAAGATTAAAGAAGGAGATTATGTTAGAATAGGGAAAAGAATTGTTAAAGCTGTTAAGAATTGTGGTACAATCGGATATAATTCTTTTAATGAAGTTGCTTTTCTTTATTTTCAAAAAAATCATGAAAAAGTAATAGCTACTACTGATAAGTCTTTAGGGTTACCCTCTATTCCACAATCATTCATTGAATACTATATTACCGAATACAATAAAAAGAATCTAATTGAGACTATTGAAGTTGAATTAGAAGCCCCTAAAGTGCTAGATGATGATATTTTTTTAGATTGTTCCTATAAATTAAAACTAAACAACAACGAAATAGTTATCAGTGAAACTAAAAGCAATACTAACTTAACAGTTGAACTTAATAAACAATCTTCTTTTAGTATGCTGCCACACCCTATGTGCAGCACATGCCGTTTTAAAAATAGAATAAATACAAATAATGAAGAAACATTACCTAAATCTAAAGTAATAGAACTATTAAGAGAAGCTTTTAATCGCAGGGATTTATATGGTAATTTTGGAGAATTTTTAACTGAACATAATCTTATTTAATCATGGAAAAGAAAAGAATAGGTGTAATAGGTCTACCACCTCCAGAAATAGAATTAAAATTAAAGGAGGAGCTTGGTGATGATGTTGAGATAGTTAATTTGGAAGATGAAATACCAGAAGATTTTGTTCCATATAAATCAAGACCTAAACTAATGGAAAAATTACAATTCGATAAAGATGAAATGAGATATTGGGAATATGGATTAACCGAAGCACAACGTAATGCTAAGATAGTACCAACTCGTAATTCTTCTGTAGATCCAAAGATAAACAGAAATGAACCATGTCCTTGTGGATCTTTGAAAAAGTATAAGAAGTGCTGTGGTAAATAATACCTCATTACATTCATTTAAATCAATTTTAGTAATAAAAGGATATAAAGTATAGACTTTGATTAGTTAATCACTCCTGAGTGAATATAATCATTGTTAAACGCTTTTATATCCTTTTATTCTTTTTGTATAATAAGTTATTTAGTTTTATAACCTTTAATATTTAAACCAATGGAAAAGAACAATGAAAAAGTAGATAAATTCTACACAGTTGATTATTGTAGAAACAATAACGTAGCAATAGAATTCAATACAATCGAACAATTTGAAATCATAAATTCACTATTCCCATCTGAAAGCTTTAACTTCAGTTCTATAAGTGAAGAATTGCTTACAAAAAAACTTGCTTATGATTTTCGCAATGACATGCCTGGAGTATGCCCTATAACGCATTATGAAGAAATGGGATATGCTATCATCTCATATGATGATTTTATGAGAGCTCAGAATCTCGATATAAGCCTTGTTAGAGATTCAACTATCCCAATAGGAAACACACAAGTAAGCGAACAAGCTAAATCAGTACTAGACACAATTAATGAAGCTATGGATAAGGAATTAATGATCCAGATTGAACAAGCTAATAAAAAGGTTCAAGCAGAATTGACACAAGAAGAAATACACAAGCATAATGTACTCCAACACCAAAAGGAATTGATGTTCCCTAAACAAGATCCTATCCCACACATACTCTCAGCTCCTTTCCTATCTGGTACTAAAACTGAAGAAGAGATATTCAAGCATAATCAGTTGAAATATTGTAGAGAATGGATGTTCTCCGGACTTACTGATGAACACAAAGCTAAAGTTGAAAATGAATTACCTAGTATCATCGATAGGCTATTCCCAGAAGGTAATACCGATATACTCAACTTCTCAATCCATGACATACCAAAACAAGTGTCTTTCAACAACACCACTCTATCACTCTTCGATCTCCAACACCTACTCACCCTACTCAATACCAATCATCACCTCAATGACACACTATTCCACTATGAATCAATACTTATAGATGGTATCTCTTTCACTACCCAACTACTTAATCAACTCATAACACACCTCAACAACGCAAAATCTCTCTAACTCAATTTTTCTTCATTTCATTTTTAATTTTAACTACCTAACAAACCCCAAAAGTATACCCTCATCGAGGGTTTCTTTTTTTTCTTTTAATATTTCTTTTTTTTCTTTAATATATACTACAGATTAAGTATTCTAATCTAACTAATGTTATATTATACTCATATCACTCATATTACTCATGTAATAAACTTAAACAATATTACAAATGAAAAGAAGAGATAGTATCATTTCAGTATCATTGCCAGTTAAGTATACATATGCTTATTTATAATCTCAGATATACTCAATCATACTCAATACAAACTCAGGTAATACTCAACAGACTCATAACCTCCAATCCTCATTATGCTCCTAAAGATCTCCTCCGTATAGTAACCCTATCATATGTATTCAGACTCTAATTAAATCAACTCATCTCTTTTAATCACTCTAATATATACCCAAAAATACCCAATCTAAACCTCACTCTTTACACTGAATCAAAGAGTTAGGGGAATCTGGACACATTTACTCCTTCATTCACAAGAAGATACAGTATGTTGTATGGGGTATAGTTTTATATCTGAGTATGTTAGCATAGTGCAGTGAAGGTAAAATATTTAAGTGTGATGTTGAGGAAATAGGGGGTGGGGGTACGCGAGGATGGGAGGGATAAAATATGCGATTACAGAGCATATGGATATGCTAGGATTCGATAACTATATGAAATGGGTATAATGTATACCTAGGGTATTTAAATCGATTATACGCAATTTAAATGCATATTTTGAAAAGTGGTTAATTTGGGGTTGTTTCCATCTGGAGAAAAATGGATAAAAAATGTCGCGGATACGGCAAAGGGGGATTTTAGTCTAAAAAAGACAAAGGTTATACATGGTTATGGAAAATAGCATGGAATGAAATAACGGGGATACGACAGGAGAGGATTTTTTCTGGTAGGTTCTCGGAGAGTGTGTGACATTTTAAGTTATTCCCAAGGCTATTGTTTTGGTTTCTTGTTCTCCTCATACTCTGCCTTAAATGATACAAGCTCATTGTATGTTAGTATTCCAAAGCCTGAGAGTATACAGGTGCACACTGCTGCTCCTATTAGGTATGTGTCGCCAGATATTACTGATGCGATAAATACTAGGCTTAGAATGGCTGTTAGGATGTTTCTGAAGGTTAGTTTCTTTTTCATAGCAATAGATTTAAGTTTAAACCAGAATAACTTATCGAAGAAAAAAGAAGCCCACGAATGGGCTCCAATTTCAATTACAGTTCATCTCCTTCTGCCATAGAACTAACTACAACAGCTTTAGGCATAGATATTTTCGAGTAGTTATACTCAATTCTGCCATCTACATCTTTCAGTACAATGGTAGTCTCTTTGCCAGTACACAATGCTAAAGCATCAATAGCATTCTCTACGCCAGTCTTTAAACTGCCTAAGAATTTAGCTAGCTTCTCCTGTGCTGTACCAGTCTTACGAGCTGATATTACGCGCTGACCATTGCGAAGAACATACTGTTCATCATGATTCTCAGATGATGCGATAACATCACCTTTAGCTTTTACGTAATCCTCGTCCTTTGCTGACACATAGCCAAGTAAGCTAAAACGATGTGTAAACACTCCAGATTTACTTCTGAAGGTAATACCAATCTGAGGGGTTTCATCAGACCATGGACGGTCTTTACCCTCAATAACATTGCCCTGCAAATCTCTGCGATCTGTAAGCTCTGCTACGGTAGCGATTGATACTCTGTGTTCTCCTGCACCTAGTACAGAAGCGTTTGCAACATTAATGCTGCCAAGAATTTCCTTGTGGTTCATAAAATTTGTTTTTAAAGATTAGACAAACAAGAATAACTTAGTCGCCATATATGTCTTCATACCCAATCAAAGCGTGCCATGCATATCCATTACCTAATCACTCCCACCGTGCGTGGCCATATCATATGCACTCATATATGACCAGAGCGTTCGTATGGCGGCATTACGTCAATTCTCGCACCGTGCCATGCCTCATGTTTCCCTAATCCCTTTTCTTTGACTACGTATATTGTTTATACCATTTCTACCATTCCCATTCCTCAACAACTATTTTAAACCAAACTTAACAATCCTTTTCTCCTATCATACTTTGCATACCCCCACTACCAAGTGCTACCCCCCTTAAAGGTGAAAAGACCCATAGCCGGTTACTTTGCCCGCTTATATTTTTTAAAAAAAAAATATTCGAGTACATCTTCTTGTTTATATTTTTTAAAAAAAATTTTTTGTATATTTGATTGCCAGTAAGTTATTATTAATTTGTTAAATAAATTTGTTAGTGATTTAGGAAGGTTTAAATTTGTGATTAATTAAAATTGTAATTATGGAAAGAGAAGAGAGTAATCTTGGTAGTGTTGGTAGGTTTATGAGTAAAGAGTTTATCGATGGGTTGAGTAGTGGGAGGATACTGTATGCTATAAGGGCTAAGATGGGGATTGATGTGTTTCTGGATGGGTTGTTGGATGGCAGTCATTACAATTTCCTTGTGAGTGAGAGGAGGAGGTTTGCTGAGGGCAATGGAGAGAATGTTGATTTGATGTTGGGAGTAAAGGAGGAGGAGGGGGTTCTGTTGACTTATGTTGTTTGTTATAATGAGTTAATGGATGTTAGTAAGGTAAGGAGCAGAGTAGGAGGGTATAGATTTCTCGATATCAATGAGTTAAGGGCTATAAGCACAAAGTTATATAGTACTAATTTAAAAAAGAGAAAGGAAGTTTATGAAGATTAATGGATTTAAGTTGATTGATGGTGGTAGGCGTGGGATGTCAGTGGTAACATCTGAGAATGTTGTCAAGGATGGGACGACTATTGTTGATGATGTGACAAGGGTTCGGCCGGTGCCGGTTAGTGATAAGTTGAAGCGGAAGGTACAGGAGTTGAAGAAGGGATATATGCGGTTGTTGATGTATTGGGAGCCGGAGTTTGATGCTTTGTATGATGATGAGAAGTGTGAGGCTGTAAAGATGGTTGAGGGGTTGGATAGTCATTATGAGAGGCTGGTGCATTTGTTACAGTGTGTTCAGGTGAATGGGATAAAGATTGTTGGCAGTAGGTTTATGATTATGGGTCAGGTAGTGGTGAGTGATGGTGGGTTGGTAGTATCTCCTACTATTCCATTGATGGGAGCTGAGGACACTGATTTTTATGATGAGGTGTGGGATAAGATCATTGAGGTTAAGAAGGCTGTGAAGGAGTATTTGGATAGTGCGAGTATGGATTTCAATGCGCGGCAGTATTTGTTACCGTTGTATAAGAGTAAGGAGGAGGAGTTGGAGAGTATGACTGATGAGGAGGCTGAGGCTAATGCTATTAGTTTGTTACAGGATAAGGGGTTTGTTGTGGTCAGTCAGGGTGATGTGATGGGTTTGGATGGTGATGACAATGTTGGGTTGAAGGATAATGTGTTGCCTGCTATGAGTGCTGAGGTTGATGAAGAGGAGATGCCGAAGAAGAGTAAGAAAGTAAGTTTGAAGGACAAGTTTACTGGTGACAGTTTTTAGTTAATTGATGGTTGTGTGACGTTTCCCGTAATTGACCTGTGGTAGGAATGACTTTTAAGAGTTGGGACTTGCATTGGTTCGAATCCAATCTCACACAATTTATCATTAGCTGTATGGCGTGGTGTAAAAGCTACGCTATACTTGTCTAAAGATATGTATAAATAAAATATTATGGCAGAGATAAAAGAGTATTATTTAGATGATAAGATTTTCTTTGGTAAGCATAAGGGGAAGACTATAAATCAGATTTGGAGTACTGATCCTGGGTGGATAAAGTGGGCTACTGGGAATAATATCATGAAGGTGGTTATGGAGAATAGGCCAGTTGTGGAGGATAGGCCATATTACCTTGATTTGGATAAGGAGTGGTGGCCGGTAGAGTGTCCTTTTTAATCTGCCAATAAGTTATTATCATTTAAAATTTATTTTATGGAAACATTTGAAATCGCGTTGGTATTTACATGTCCTTATATAGCTCAAAGGAATGGTGGCAATAGAGTATTACATACTGGACTTAAATTAGAAGAAGCAAAAGATAAATTACTTAATCTGTTTAATGATAAGCATGATTATCCTTATTCTGAAACTTTAAAAGAAGCAGAACTTATTTCTGAAAGTCATATGGATAATATGATATTAGGAGATGATATTGATACGTTTCCTATGTTTCATTATGATAGTAGAATTTATAAAATACTTAAAGAGGAGAAAGAAGAAGATGCCGAATAAATATGAGTTTGAAATAAACCACTGTAAATTGCTTATACTGCGTTTTGAGAAGGAAGCTAGGCAAGCTACTTGCCAAGTGAAGAAAGAGGGTTTCATAGAAGCCTGTGGCGTTTTAAGAGCTATTATTAAAGAATACGAAAGAGCAAATGAGTAGAGATAAATTTATAGAGATGATAAAGACTTTTCCGGTAAAGCTTACTTCAGGGCATAAGTATGTGCATATGGAGAAACCGGATATAAGTATTGACTCGGTAAGTAAGGTATTGGATTTCTTTGAGAGTGACTTTGACAAGTATGAGATTTCGTATTACATGGCGAAGTCGAGAAGTACTTTAGGGACACAGGAAGATATAAGTAGGATCCAGAATGCTATTATTTATGAATGGGATACCTATGCAAAGGAAAGAAGAGACTTTGGAGATATGGTGCATAGGAACATTGATAATCAGTTTAGGATGGGATATGCTGTTGATAGTGATTGGCAGAAGTTCTGTACTAAGCTGTATGCTGATATGCAGTATGGAGGACAGTCGAGTGTAGTATTTCCTGAGCAGGTTGTGTATCATAAGCAGTATCAGATAGGAGGTACAAGTGATAGAATGGTGATAAGAAGTACAAGGACTAAGTATTGCATTGCTGACTTTTATGATACTAAGACTAATATTGATACTGAGAAGAGGAAGGGGATAAGATATACTTCTAAGAAGTTCATGAAAGCTCCATTTGATTTTCTGGAGGAATGTGAGTATACGAGGGATTGTTTGCAATTGAGTATGTATGCTTATCTGGCAGAGGATAGTTTCAATGTTAAGCCAGGCAGATTAGCTATTGAGCATGTAAAAGGGCCGTATGTCGATGCTGAGTATATACCAGTTCCTTATATGAGATATGAGGCTGAGTTGATCTTAAAGGCTTATAGAAGCAGGAATATGATCATGAATAATGATGATGATAATTGGTAATAATTTAAAATAAAAAGGTTATGAATGTAACGATGGAGAATGTAAACAGTACTCAGTTAAAGAGGATTGGTTTGGATAAAGAGCATGGTTATCTGTATATTGAATTTCAATCTGGATTTACTTATAGGTATATGGATGTAAGTGAGGAGGAATATGAGGAGTTGAAGAATGCTGAGAGTATAGGTAGGAAGTTCAATGAGTTGATACGAGGCAAGAAAACATATTTAAAATTATAATTTATGAGTAATACAGTGTGTGTGTTCCATGGAGTCGATTTGGACGGATGGATGAGTGCAGCAATAGTAAAGCATTGGTTTTTAACAAAGGTTATTCCAAATGATGAAGCTATAGGAGAATTGGTATATGATAATATAATAGGCCACGTGCCTAAAACTCCTATATTTAAAGATACTAATAATCTTTGGTTTCTTGGTTGGAACTATGGTCAACCTATTCCTGATTTATCAGAGTATGATAAAGTAATAATGTGTGATATTAGTTTTCCTAAAGATTACATGAGAGAATTAAGAGCGAGATTATTTAATCAAGAAACAAAAAAAGATCATCTCATTTGGATTGATCATCACATATCTGCAATTAAGGATAGCGAGGCGGAGTTTTACGATAAAGTAGAAGGTCTTAGAGATACTAGCTTTGCTGCTTGTGAGCTAACATGGCAATATTTCTTTCCAGATGAACCAATGCCTGAGATAGTAAGATTACTTGGTAGATACGATTGTTTTGGTCATAAACAAATTTGGAGATCTATTGTTGGTTAAGAAGGATTATATGAAGCTAGTAATCAAGGAAATATTAGAAGTTTAGATAGAATAATTATTGAAAATAATACAGGTGTAAAAAGACCTATAACAGGAAAAGAATTATCTATTGCAAATTCTAAAAGAGGTTACAGAGTTGTTGTTCTTTGTAAAGATGGTACTGAAAAAATGAGAAATGTTCATCAATTGGTAGCTGAAGCTTTTATCCCCAATCTTGAGAACAAACCCTGTATAAACCACAAAGATTTCAATAGATTAAATAACTATATAAGCAATCTTGAATGGTGTACATATTCTGAGAATAATTTACATTCTATTGAAGAAGGTAGACGTGGTAGAACAGTTATTCAGTTAACTAAAAATGGCGAATTTATTCAACAATTTGATTCCATTAAAAGAGCAGAGTCTCATACAGGAATAACTTCTCAAAATATTAGTAAAATATGTAAGGGAAAAAGAGAATTTGCAGGAGATTACAAATGGGAATATGGAGTTGATAAAAATGTATTTCCTCAATTTGTGCCAATTCCTGAAGAACTTAAAGTATTGGAATTTCAATATGGTGCAAGATCATATGTTTCTAATTATGAAAGCGCATATATGTGGTTAAAAAGGTCTTTAAATCAAACAAGAGACAATACAACTCCAGAAGCAGATATTCATAAAGTAGGAAAACATATTTATTCATATTTATGTACTGATGCACAACAATCTTATAAGAATGGATTTACTATTTTACTTCAAACAAGTGTTAGTAGTATAGATTATAAGTTTATTTGTATCAACAAAGAACGTTTCAATCCTATTAACTTTGGTATAGACTATCATAAGGATGGATATGATGGTTGTGCTTGTTTCCACATAGGAAGTGATGGTATGGTGAATTTCTCATTGTATAATGACAATGGAGAGGTAGATTGCTCTGTTATTGCGAAGCAATTCGGAGGAGGTGGTCATTTTTCTGCTGCTGGATTTAGATTGACATTAGGTAATGCAATATCATTGTTTGGTGGATTGAAGAGCGCAGGTAGTATTGTAACTTAATAAGCGAAATAACATGAAAGAAATAAAAGAAGATATTGAAGTAGATGGTAAAGGCATATACCAGTCATTAAGAGATGAAAATTATACTCATTCAAAATCTTCTTTTGATGTAGATGAGTTAAAAAAAAGAATAATTGAATTAAGCTCAAGGCCACATGAACGTCCAGAATTTATACTTCGAACTGGTACTGTTGGAATGATTTTGTTTGATCTTCTAATAAGAAAATTAAATAATGTCCCTCATAATATAAAATGGGATTATTCGCAACACAAAGGCTGTCTTGTGATTCATATTCATAAAAAACATGGATTATTAAAGGCGTATTTATATTATTCTTCTTTATCTGCAAAAAGCAATGAGTTTATTCTTAAACATGGAACAAGAGAGTTGTTAAGAACAGATAATCTTTCTGGTAAAGATGCAATGACTTTTATAAATCAATATTCTCGAGAGTAAGTTATTCACTTTTAATATTAACTTTAATTTTTAGTCTTATGGATATAATAACTTACTCTATACTTTGGATCTTAATTGGGATAACTAAACAAACCATTGTATCCGTAATTGAGAATACTGAAAATAAAATCAACTATAATACATTGTTGAAAAAGGCATTGTGTGGCCCATTCGCATAAATTGTGTATTTGTTTTGAAGATTAAACTATCTGCTTAGACAACAGATGAATAAAGGGGAAGAGCAATCTTCTCCTTTTGTTTTTCATACAGTCGTTATTAATAATCAATAACTGTTAATAAGTTATAGTGTTGATTAGTAATTTACTGAAACATATTAATTAAATTTACGTATAAAATCAAAAAGGAAAATGGAAAAGAATGAGATTTTAGAAAAAGGAAGAGAGATAATTAATCGAAGCGATAACTTTAAGGGTTATGAGTTGGTTGATTATGTCGGAAAAAAGGTTCCTGCTGAGTACAACAATGTAATGCATTACATGAAAGATAAGGTGATAATGGGTGCGCTTTACATTAATGGAGACAATAAAATAATTCAGGTAATCGATATAGGCGTGTTCCAAGTTATCGTGCCAAGTTAAAAAGAGAGACATTTTGTTTCTCTTTTTTTTTTACTTTTGTATCAAATAGTGTGTATATGATTTATAGAGTTGTAAGTGGTAAAGTGGAATTAATTCCAGAAGCCATAGAGTTAGTCCCTGCCTTTGCACGTTTAACAGAAGCTCAGATACGTTTTATCGTAATAGCTTATGATTACACATCTGGACCATATAAAATGAAGCCTGAAGAGTACAGGATCGATATGGCCGAAAAGATAACCGGCATAAAAAAGAAAAGTATCCCTGAGAATATAAAAGAAGAATTTATCTCCTGCATATACGATTTGCGTAGAGACAAGAAACAGTTGCTACAAAAGAAACTCATATTGGTGCATAATCAGTTTGAAGCCGAGACGCAAACTCCAAAACTAAAAGAGTTAAGTTCATTAATGGACTTTTTGGAGACTAGGATAAATGCAATAGATGAAGATATACTTAATGAAGATGAAATGAATGTTATTTTAAAAGGTAAAAAAGAATTATCTTTTATAGAGAGAATGATAAGGAATAGAAAATTGTATACTGAAAATAAGAAATCAAAAGAGGATATAAAAAATAGTTTATGATAATACAACAGCCTTTATCATTAGATAAAACCTATATAGGTAATGAGTATAATATTCTCATAAAGAAAAAAGGATTTGATCCGGCTCCATTTGCAGGTAAGATACCTTTTGTTGCTGATAGCTTAGCTAATCCAAAATGTGTAGGATCCAGATTACATACTGAATTTTGGGAAGAGCAAATATATCATTGCATACATGGATATAAGACTGGTGGTATTTGGTTGCCAGGCAAATATTATGAGTACTTAAACTTTGAGATGTTAGACGGTGTAGGTACCGGAAAGCAATATCCTTATTTCCTTGATTTGCATTATGAATTATTTTTACTTGAAGATATTATTAGAAATGACCATACTTTAGCTGGAGCTACTATTCCAAAGGCTAGACGTAAAGGTCTTTCTTTTTTCTTTAAGCAGATAATACTACATGGTGCAAGATTCAAGGATATGTATAGGGCTGGTGTTGCCGGAGGAATGGAATCGTTTGTAACTGGATTTAGAAGTAAGTTATATAGAACAATGAATGATACGGTTCCTGAGTTAAGATTAAATTGGACTAAGAAAGATGATGATGAGATAACCTTTGGTTGGGAAGAGCAGACTGAGATGGGTTATATAAAGAAAGAACATGCTACTGTATTATTTAGAACCATGCATGATGATGCTCATAAGTTGGAAGGAGAGTATTTAGATGATGTACTATATGAAGAGGTAGGAGAGTTTAAGAGAGCAGAGGAAGCTCATGTGGCTAATTTTCCGGCACAGAAAGATGGAGAATACTTTAAAGGTAAATCATGGTTTATAGGAACCGGTGGTAATATGAATAAAGGTGGAAAAACATTTTCTACTATATATGCGAATAATAAATCATATAATCTGATAAACATTTTTATTCCTGGCAAAAGATATTTCGTTCCTTACTTAAATGTAAACAGGGCTAGTGTTGAATGTAAAACCCCAAACCTCGACGTAGTATATCCTAACCTTTCTAAGGAGCAATTATTAGGATGCGAAGATGTATTGGCAGCACAAGAGAGTTTAAAGCGAATAGAAGCAGAGCTATTGATTAATCCAGATAGGACAAAATATTTACAGCATAAGCAGAATTTTCCTGAGACAGTAGAAGATGTTTTTATTTCATCTGGAAGTAATAACTTTAATATTGAATTGATATTTAGAAGAAGCTTTGAGTTAAACTCACTTGCTTCTCCAATGTATAGAGAAGTAGTATTCGAATGGAAGACAACAAAGAGTGGGGATTTAGAAACTCCATTACAAGTATATGCTAGGACTGCTAAGGCCAATGATCCTGAGTGGAAGAAGGTAATGGTATATAAAGATCCAGATCCTAAGTATAGCGGAACTGATGTAATGGGTATTGATGGATATAACGAAGATCAATCAAAGACAACAACATCATTAGGAGCTTTTATAGTTTTAAGACAATTTGACTTATATAAAGAATCGAATATCGCGGAGCCTGGAAAAGTTCCTATTTGCATTTATAGAAAAAGACCACCAAGAAAAGAACAGTTTTTTGAAATATCATTACAGACTGCTATATACTTTAATCTATCAAGAAACGTATTGTGCGCTGCTGAGGCAGACTTAGTAATAAATTATTATAAGAATATGCCTGGAGCTAAAAAGTTCCTTGCAAAGCGTCCTAGATCATTTGACAGTCCTGATAGTAAATTGATGCATGAGTTTGGAAGAATGATTTCACTTATGCAGTCATGGGTATTGGATAATATAGAATACAACTGGTTCCCATTATTATGTCAGGAGTTATCTGCTTATGACAGTGCGAATATTGGCTCTGACTGGGATTTAGCTGATGCGTTAGGCATAGCACTATGTCTCATTGAGGATAGAAAGAAGAAGATGATAGCAAGTGTAAATCAGGAACAGGAAGAAGATTATGAGATTGATTGGGTAACTGGTGCCGGAGGAAATTTAGTCCCAGTATATAGAAGTACAAGTGGAAAAGTAAATACTTCAGTTGATGTGGATGAAATTTTTGGATATAAAAGAAAAAATTCTTTTGATGATGATTTGTAAAATAAATATTTGTATTTTTGAAAATAATTTATACAATAAGCGATGGAATTTCCTGATGTTTGGAATTGCGATTTATATGCAAATGATTATGAGGTTGCTAAACAGGCTATTGACTTTGCAATTTCACAACATCTAAGTACAAGAAAAGGTTACAACTATATTGCTGACAATTACAATGGTGTAAATATAGGTGCTAGATTTGATTATCTTACAAAGACTTACGGAAAAGAATCAAGAACAAAATATGTAGATTATAAGATTGGCCGTAGTAAAGTTCTTTTACTTGTAGGTGAGTTCTTATCTGCTAATCTTAATGCAAGTGTTTCTACTATCAATAGAGAAGCAATGCGTAGAAAATACGAAAAGTATATAGACTTAAAAGCATTAAGTCAATTAAAGCCACATATTGAAGCTGTACGCAATATGGGATTAAATGTATTCCCAGGCGTTAATATACCGGATCCTAATGATCAAGAATTTTGGAAAACTGCTTCGTTCAAAGAGAAGAATGAAGTTATTATGCAGAAGATTTTAAATTGGAGAATTAGAAAGGATGATTTAAAATTAAAGTTAGTTGATGCTGTTACTGATAATATTCTTTATTCTGAAATGCATAGCGTAATTGAAAAAGGTGTTGATGGGGTAGAGACTATAAGAACAATACCTTCTAAGAATGCAATGTATTTGGAATTAGAAGGAGATACAATGCTTACTAAAACTCCATATAAAGGCGAAGAGAAAGATATGTTTTATCATGAGATAATGCGTTTGTATGGTAGGTATATGGATAAAGAGATAAAAGAAAAGGTAAAGAATTTTAAAGACAACATATCTTCTACTGCTGATAGTAAGTATTACAATAATAAAGATGGCTATTTGTCTATTAAAGTACATCACATATCGTTTAAATGTCCTGATGTAATATACTTTAAAAAGTATACTACAAAGACTGGTATTGAATCTACAAAGAGGTTATCTTCTAAGTATGTTAAAGAGCATGCAAAGGAAATTGAGAATCCAGAAAAATACGGAGTAGTAATTGAGAAGTTCTATAAACAATCTGTATTTAATATTGCTAAGATAGGTAATGAAATTTACATTCCTATTGGTCATGCTAACAATCAAATTCAGACTAAGAAGAATAGAAAGAATTTTTATGTAGAGTATGATCACACAAGTATGCTTGTAGGAACCGTTAACGGTACACGTATTGCATTATTTGAAATGATAATAGATCTTTCTATCACTTATAATATTATTCGTTTTATGATGAATAGAGAGCTTCAAAAGTCTAAGGGTAAAATCCTCGGATATGATAAAGCTTTTATGAGTGGTAATTCTATGAAGGATATTTTCCATAGAATGGTAGAGGATGGTATATTAGAAGTGAATTCTGCTAAGGAAGGTCTGGATGAATTTAACTATAATGTACTTGATAAGATTTTTAAAGAATATGATATGGGAGTATCATCTNNTTTAAAGAATATGATATGGGAGTATCATCTTCATTTAATCAGCTTATATTGGCAGCTCAGGATATTGAAAGGACATTAGATAGTTTAACAGGTATCAATCAGAATAGAGAAGGTATTACAAGATCTACTGAAACTGCTACTGGAATACAATCATCTATTACTGCTTCGCGTTCTATTACTAATCTAATTTCATATTCTACAAATGTTTTTATTAAAGAAACATTTAGGAAGTTATTAGAGAAGATTAAGATAAAT